AATCCTGGGGGGCCCTCCGTAACTGACATGGAGTCCGTTATGAATGTGTTCAAGAGTCTCGACGCCATCTTCCCAACCGGAAAGGCTCGCCTTTCTGGTGAGGTTGTTAGCATAGACGTGTCGGTCTTCGTCGACGGTGAGCTGTTTACACGGCTTCACTGGAAACGAAAGGCCTGGTACGTCAACGCCTCCGTCAATGCATTCCATATGCAAAGAGGGTTGGTCCGTGATCTCTCGAACGCAAGCGTTCTGGGACTTCATGGGCATGAGATGAGGCGCGCAAAGCGCCTCCTCACGCTAGCTGTGCTTAACGGGTATCTCGTCAACGACAAGTACCACAAGCAGTATACGTCGTACGAGCTGCACATCGATCGCCGAGAGGCGTTCGGTGGCAGCGGGTCCGCCGTCTCCTGCTGGTGGCTGGCTGAGCGCGAGGACATCGGGCCGTTGCAGATCGAAATCTGCGATAACCCGAAGTTCAAGCTTCAGACCATTGTCGACCTCGCGGTTGTTAACCGCGCGGGAGAGTGTCCTAAAGCGTAGCTTCGTTACTTAGTGCCCCTTCAGATCAGAGGGGGTGTGTGTTTCTTGAGCTAACCGAGCTCAGATTCAACTGGAGACTTCCTATGAAGTACACTTCGTCAACTCACCTCACGGTGACCTGCCATCTCGGAACCAACATCCGCTTCGATGCTCGCATGAGCATTAACGCGGGTGGTAAGTTCGAGAAGGTGGAGCTCTCCTCACTCGCGTCCCCGGATTCCGGGGAATACTCGAATGGGGATGGTGACTTCGACGTAGCCATCGCGGTCGTAAAGGCCGCCGATGATCTTATGTCGAGGGTGTACCGATACCTGGACTCGCAGGGCCGTCAGGCCACGCGGGAACAGATCGCGGAGTTCTACAAGAGTGACGCAGACGCTGAGGACTGGGCAGCGAGAGCTGCCGATGTTCTCGGTTTCGTCTGTGAAATCCAGTATCACTTCTTCTCGGAGGTCGAAAGTAAATGAATCCAATCGGTCAGCGACTGCTTAAAGCAGTTGCCCTGATCGTAGTTGACGTCGTGAGACGCGGGCTACGTAGGGTGCTGAGACGCGTTATCCCGTGAGGGAGTGCGCGTGGATGCTAGCCCCCCTTCTAACGGGGGGGCCGGTGTAAGCCGTACTTAGTTAGTCGTCAACCAACCAAACAGGGTATCATAGTGTCCTATACGTGGTTCGGAGAAATTCCGAATATAACCACGCGAAAGCGTGAGCAGAATCTCATATTTCCGGTTAAAGGCTATGGCCAAAAGCGTTTCAAGAACGCTCCGGCTCAAGACTTCCCGGATTTGTGGGATGGTTTCCGTTCTGGTTTCCAACGGACGACATACGATCGCGTCGTCCCCCAGTATCGGAGTCGCTCTTCTCAAGGAGCGATATTTAACAACCCATTCCTTTCCGTTTTTCGGGAAAGAACTGACTCTGCTCTTCCGCAATGGCGCTATGATGGCAAACCCGCTTGGGTGGCTACGCTGTCGAACGGCGCGCTTATTGGCGACGGTGCTTTTAACACCAGAGGCCAGGCGCGCGATCCGGAAAACCCCGACCATGCCGGTACGTGGGCGTATACGGATCCGACAGACGTCGAGTCGCTTAAGAGGCTAGCAGGGACTAAGGCTTGGGCGGCCGTAAGGCCGCCAGAAGTCGATGCCCTGGTATTGGCAGCTGAGGCGGCGGAGACGTATAGGATGCTCGTACGGCCTTGGGACAACCTGTGGCGGTGGATTGAGTCGTCGGAACGCGCAAGTCGACAATTGTCGAAGCGTCGTAACGGCAGTTCAGGCCCCGCTTATAGGTATGAACAAGGTCGAATATTGGCCCAACTACTCTCTAGAGAATGGCTCAAGCTCCGTTATGGGGTCTGGCCGTTCTTGAAGGATATAGAGGGGTCACTCGGCATTCTATCTGACGAGCCTAAGAGCCAGCGCTATACCGCGAGGGGTTCGGCGAAGAGCGAAAAGTACTTGTGGGAGAAGGAGTCGGCTATCGTCGACACCTACTACACTGGTACTCGCCGCGTTTCGTTCGAACGCCAAGTGGAAGTCCGCGCAGGGGTCCTGTACGACTATACAGTCAGTACGGAATCCCGTATCGGTCTTAACGGTATCTCCAGTTTACCTCGAGCAGCATGGGAGATATTCCCATTCTCGTTTGTGGGTGATTGGATCGTTAATATCGGTGATGTGTTGGCCGCGCTGGAATCGAAGGCTGGGTGCAATATATTGTCGTCATGGGTCTCCGTTAATGACAAGAAGGTATGGTTTAGCTCGGTGTACGGAAGTGCACCGAAAGCAAGCAGTACCCTCGACATTACTGGAGGTTTAGACCACAATATGCGCCTCGCTGTGACCACTAAGGATCGCAGCCCCAATGCCCCAATTGGCTTCGCTAAGCAAGAACTTATCTTGGACATGTCCAAGGAAAAGTGGCGTACGCGATGCCTTGACGTTGCCGCTTTCGCAAGCGGCTTCGTCGGGGGCAAGAAACCGTCGTAGTAGCAATTACTACGTTTATTCAACCAAACTTGAAAGTTCGATCGAATGACGATCACCCTCAACACCCTGGCATATAGCCAGGACGCGTCCGTGACCCGCGACAAAGTGGAGTACACCGGCCCCAGCAACACCTTTGCGATCAAGGACAAATTGTCCCTCGCTCGGGTGGCGCCGAAGCCGACCCTCACCTTCGACGGGGTCGCCCGCGCTGAGGTGAAGCGCACGAAGACCGTCACACTCGCGAACGGCAAAACTGCCGATGCGATCGTGACTGCCACCGTGTCCTTCCCTGTCGGTATGGCTAAGGCCGATGCCGACGCTCTCCGTGACGATGTGGGCGATTTCCTGATCGGCGCCAACGGGGACAGCCTGATGTGGGCGCATGACATCACTCAATAAGAGTGGTCCATCATGCGCGACACCATCGCGGTCGTTCTCATTGGTTGCCTAACGGCGATCGCCATCGCTTTCCTTCTTAGCGAAGTCAAGCAAACACATAAAGAGTTTCGTAATGATTCTCCAGCAGTCACGTGTGGAGCGTAAGGCAGAAGCCGTACGCCTTAACCGTCAGCGCTTCCAGAAAGTGCTCACGTTTCTCCTTGTTAGAGCCGACCCGCACTCTGCGTCTCTCAACAGGCTCCGAGGTTTCGTCAGAAACTTCGACCTGAAAAGGATGTACGAGTGGGCTGAGAGTGCTTCAGCAGAAGCATACAGCACCGCCTCGCAGCATTTCGAGGCGAATCAGCTGGCTGCCCTCATTTTGAAGGCACCGTTCGGATGGAAAGAATTCGAATTCGAGATGCACCCTCGTGAGAGGGCGATCGAGAAATTCGACGGCGCTGAAGAGCGTTGCCGTAAAACCAATCTTAGGTTTGAAAGGTTCTACCAGCGTATGATGAAACCGCAGAAGGGCTACGAGCAATCGTGGTACGATCGCAAGATCTTCCTTATGCGCGAATTCATCCGTAAGGTTCTGGGTAATACCCCGAATCTCGAACATGTCTTCGACTTGGCAGGCTACGGACCGGGCGCAGCAGTGGGAATTCACGGTAATGCAACCAACATATTCCGAAAGTTCTTTTCGGAGAGTTGGTCCGTGACCCCAACATGCGTACCGTATGCACGAACCGCTTTAATGCGGAACTTCTCGTTCTTCGAAGCCCTCTGTGAAGAGCGCAACGGTATCGTTTGCTACGACTGGGAAGTCGCATCAAAACGATTTGATGAGAAGGTGCATATGGTCTTTAGCAACAAAGTCAGCTTTGTGCCCAAGACAGCTAAGACCGAGAGGTCGATTGCTGTAGAACCCTTGCTGAACTCGTTCGTACAGAAAGGAATCGAATCAGAAATGAAACGACTCCTGAGACGCTTCGGATACGACTTAACGGACCAAGGAAGGAATTCCCGGTACGCCAAAATCGGATCTGAGGACGGCTCACTGTTTACGCTGGACCTCTCCAGCGCGAGCGATACAGTCAGCGTCTTTCTCACGAAAGTGCTGCTCCCCGGAGACTGGTACGACCTATTAAACAGGACGCGGTCTCCGACGTATATCCTCAATGGAAAGGTTCACACCTACCATAAGTTTGCGTCTATGGGGAACGGGTTTTGCTTCCCACTTGAAACACTGATCTTCGCGGCGGCCGTTAAGGCCGTTTTGCCAGACGATGACCGGCGACACAGCGTCTACGGCGATGATATCATCGCCCCGACGTCGTGTTACCATGACCTCGTCAGGTTGCTTAGATTTTGCGGGTTTACCCCGAACGAAGCCAAAAGCTTCCACGAGGGCCCGTTTCGTGAATCATGTGGAGCCGACTGGTACAGAGGGCAGGACGTTCGTCCTGTGTACTTGGATTATCCACTCACTAGCACTGCTAGTGTGATGGTCTTCCATAACGCCACGCTGCGATCAGAACGAGTTGCGTGCTTCTTCTCAGAAGTACGTGACTACTTAAGGTCGCTAGTGCCTGAACGTGAACGCTTCTGCCGTCCAAAGGGCGAG